GGCGGCTGATGGTTTCCGTCCACTTGTTGGCCGCATCGAGCTCGGCGAGAAGGTCGCCCTTGTCCTCGGGGTTGAGGAGCGCGATGCGCGGGGCGTTGCTCTTGCCGACCACGCGCGACATCCCGGAAAGGCTCTTCATGATCGTCTCGTAGATGGTCGTGGTGCCGAGAGCGGACGCCGTGAAGCGCCAGCCCGCGAGGTGCTCCGGGTACGCGCTGCGGTTGACGCCGAGGAACGAGTCCGTCGAGCCGGGCGCCGTGGTCGGGATCCAGGCGAGGAAGCCCGCGATCATCGGACCGTAGACGCCCGCGCCGAGCGAGCCGTTCGCCGCGTCGCCGTCTTGGAAGATGTAGTCGTCTTCCGCCCAGCTCGAATCCGTGATCGCGGTACCGGAGACGGTGACGTCCGCGGTGCCGTAGTTGACGCCGATCACCTGGTACTTCGCGCCACTGTCACGAAGCGCGCCGGTAGGCGTGGTGCCCGCGACGAGCCACATCCCGGCTTCGACGTTCTTGATGTCGTTCGCGTTCGCGAGGCGGAAGACCGTGTTTCCGCCGCTCTCCGCGATGCCCGTGCCGACCGTGGTGATGCGGCCGCGGACGCCCGTGCCGGTGCCGCACGCGTTCATCGAAATCGACTGCTTGAGCGACGACATCGCGCCGTTGGTCAAGCGCTCCAACACGTCCACGACGAACGCTTCGCTCGCCGTGTTGAAGCTGCGCCAGAGCTTGCCCTCGATCTCGACGACAGCGTAGTCATCGAGCGGCTTGATGAAGAAGTCCTCGAACTTCGGGCTGCTCACGTTCGCTTGCGCGTTCGCGAACTGACGGCTGCGACCCTGCGGGCGTCCGTACTGAAGCGCGATGTGCTTGCCCGCATACCCAAGGTCGCGGTCGCGCTTCATGAGGCCGAGGAACGCGGTGCTCTCGAAGAGCTCCATGACGACCCGCTGGTCGGGCCACTGCTCGCGGTGAATCGCGCCTACGTCGGCGATAGAAAAGGCCATTTGAACACCTCAGGCGCTCGCAGGCCGATCGGTCATTGTCCGCGGCGCTGTCGAGCTGCGTCGAGAGCTCGTCGCCGGAAGTCGTCGCGGGTCCGTGGTGGCGGAGATCCTGCGGTCGTCTCGCTGGCGAGAGCCGGAGTCAGGGTGCCGCCCGCCGGCATTGGCGTGCGACTCGGGGCCGTGGTCGTCGGCTGCTGACTCGTGGGCGCGCTCGGCGCAGCGGTGGAGAGCTGGAGGATCCGGGCGAGCTTGCCGCCAGGAGCGAGGGCCCGCTCACGAGCCCGCGCCTCCAACTGTGCCTCAAGCATGTCCGCTGCATCCTGCCACGTCAAGACGGCGCCGGTCGACGTGTAGTGGTGCTCCATCGTGGCTTCGATGAGCTCCAGCGGCGCCTTGCCCTCGGTGACGAGCGGGTCCGTGAGCAGCCCCCAGCGGTCGCGGTCGGCTTTGAGGCCCGCGTCGACGCTCGCCTTGTACGCCTCGACCTTCGCGGAGACGGCCTCTTCCTGAGCCTGCCGGAGCTTCTCTTCGAAGGTCTTCGGCATCTCCTCAAGCTGCTTCTGCAACTCCAGAAGCTGTTGCGTCGCAGGCTCCAGCGCACCGCCGGCACCCTCGCCACGCATGAGGGCCACGGTCAGCTCCTCGTACGTGAGGCCCAGTGCTTCGAGCGCCGCGAGCGGCTTGCCCTGCGCCTTCAACTCGGCGGCCTTCTGCCACGCAACGAGCGGCTCGCGCTCCGCGGCGAGAGCCTGTCGGTCACGCTCGATCTGCTCGCGCTCGGCGCGTGCGGCGCGCTCAAGCTCAAGGATCTTCGTCATGCTCTCAACGACGCGCGCATCGCTCGCGTCGACCGGCGTCTCCGCGGCCGGCGGTGACGCGGCGGGCTGCGTGAGCCCCGCAAGCACGGCCGCCGCCGCGTTCGCAGGCGCAGGCGGCTCGGTCGGTGCCGTCGGGTCCACGGGCGCAGCAGGAGGCGTCCCCGTACTCGTCGCACGCGCGCGCTCCAGGGCGCGGTCGATGTGCCCCTTGCGTCGCTGCTGCACGAGCACCGCGGCGGGCTCAGGCCTGGTCGGTGCTGCCGGTGCCGCTGGCGTCGTCGGTGCCGCGCTCGGCGGCTGCTGTCCCTCGCTCATGTCTCCTCCTTCACACGATCACCGGCGCACCCTGCGGCGCCGCGTTCTGCGGTAGTCCCGCCTGGAGTTGCCCCGCCGGTTGCGGCACGAAGCCCGCGCCACCCTGCGGTGCCATCGCCTGCCCTGCGCGCTGCTGGAGCGCGTCCACCTGAGCGGCAAACCGCCGCAGAAGCTCGATGCGGTCCGCGGGCGCCTCGTCGATTGTCGCTTGGAGGATCGCGAGGTTCACGACCCGACGCGTCAACATCAGGTTCATCTCGGGGATGGGCGAGACCTTGCGGCCCTCGTCGAGGATGAGCTCGACCATGTCGAGCGCGATGTTGTATGGCGCCAACTCCTGGGTCATCGTTGCCTCGACATCGGGGAAGTCGAGCAATCGCATCGCGTCGTCCTTTTGGAGGAACCCTGCGGCAATAAGCTGCTCTACCATCGCGAGACGCCCGGACGGCGTGCGCGGGAGCTGCGACGACGGGAACACCTGGAGCTCGTACGCATCCTCGTCGATCTTGATCTTGCCGAAGTCCACCTTCAGCAGGCTGCGACGGCGGCGCTTGTCCGTACGCGCCGAGACGATCACGGGGTAGTCCGCTTCGTCGAGTTGCTTCGCCGCACGGATGATGAGCTTCGACACCGCGAGGTCGAACGACTCCACGGCGCGCCCGAACTGCGCGAACCGCTCGGCTTCGATGTCTTGGTACTCACGCAGCGCCACGCCGCTATCGAGCCCGCCGGGCTTCATGCTCGACGCGCTCAGCTCCGACACACCCGGCATGCGGTAGCCCAGCGAAAGAAGCCGCTCACGCTCGCCGAGGAGCTCCGCGTTGACGAGGTTCGGCGACACGTACTCGACCATCCCGGGCTCGCCGCCCTCGACGTCGAAGATGGGAATCGGGACGTCGTTGTCGATGCGAAACTTTGCCTTGGCCCCGAGGTAGTTGAGGACGAAGCCGAACGACTGCCGGACCCTGTCGCGAATGGTCGTGTCGACCTCGTTGAGCGTGCTGTGCAGGCCCGCGACCTCGTCCACGAGCGACGTGCCCCACACGCCGAGCATGCCGGGCGACCACGGGAGCCACGCCACCGGAAAGCAGTCCGACTCCCACTCCTCGTCGACGAGCGGCTTGCCCTTGGCGCCCTCACACACGATCACGTGGCGCCCGTCCTCGGCGCCGGGGCTCTCGAGGTGCCACGCCTCCACGAGCGTCACACGGTCGCCCGTGAGCGAGTACGTCGCGCCCTGACCGCGGTCGGCGCGAGGCGCCTGCTCGATGTCCTTGGCGCGCTCGGGCCACCGCGCCTGTGCCACGTGCCGGCTGACGGTCATCGTGTGGAAGAGCGACCGCGGCTTGCCGTAAACGGCTTCTTCGGGATCCACGAACAGCTCCCACGGGAGCACACGGTCGATGCGCACGCGCCCCATGCGCTCGCCGTCATCCTCGCACTGCTCGCCCCAGACCTTCACGAGCCCGGTGTCGAGCACCATCGCATCGCGCACGATGAGCGGAAACAGCTCGCGCCAGTTGTTGGCGTACTTCGCGCCCTCGATGAACGCATCCAGTGCCTTCGCGGCCCGCTGGAGCGACCACGTGCCGCCGTCGGTGAGCACCGAGGTCCGCGGCAAATTCTTCACCAGCTTCGCGTGCACGGTGTCGACCACCGACCGCGCAAGATTGAGCCGCGCTGCGTCCATGCTCCGCTCTCGCGCCTGGTCGTACGCCCATCCGTCGAGCTCCGCGACGGGCCGATTGAGGTACATGCTCAGGTCGGCCTTCATGCGCTTGCGTCGCGGCTCGGTGGCGATGCGCGCGCGGGCGATGACCGTCTCCACGGCCTTGCCCGCTTCCTTGTCGGTCGCCTTCCACCACTCATTTAGCGTCGGGTTTGCCAAAACGGCCTGCCTTTCCGGTCGCGCGCGGCATCGGCCCGGCGCTTGAGGTCATCGGCCAGCATAGCAGCATGCTCGGGCGTGCCCACGGCCGGCTTCGGAGCCGGCGCCGGCTCCTCCATGTGCGCGCGCACGTCACGCCAGGCGTAGAGCGCCGCATCATACGCGTGGCACGTGCCGACCATGCGCTTTGCGTCCTCGTGCCACAGCAGAGCGGCGGCCTCGGTCACCAGCGGCTCGCACGCGTCGCGCACGACGTAGAGCCGGGGCACGTCGGTCCGGTCCAGCGGCTCGCTCGCGCCCCGAGCGGCATCGCGCATCAGCCAGGAGTACCCGAGCCGGTTGTTTTTCTTCGCGGCGCGAACTGGGATGCCAAAGCGCTGCCGGAGCTCGCGCCCGAACTGCGCGCCGAGCGCCCCCTCGTCGAGCACGATGCCCTCGATGTCGAAGCGCTCCTCAAGCCAACGCACGCGCTCGGCCAGCGCCGAGAGCAGCATGGCCGGGTGCTTCTCGGCGTGCACGATCCACGACTCGTGCGGCCGGTGCTCGGCCCACCCCACGACCACGAGCGAGAGCGTCTCCGTGGTCGCCGAGGATCCCGCGTCGATGCCGAGTCGCGTGCGGATTTTCGCGGGCGCCGCGTCCACGAAGTTCGCCTCGGTCAGCGGCAGCACGAGCCCCGTGGTGTCCTGTACCCAGAGGCCGCGCTCGAGCTGCGCGCGCGTCGTGGCGTCGAGGCGCGAGAGGGCTCGGCGGTACTCCACGCGATCAAGGTGCGGGTTGTCGTCGAGGCGCGAGGGCACGAACACGCGGAGCTCGCCCGTCTCCGCGTCGCGCGCCTGCGCCTCGTCCTGTGTGCCGTCGGGCTGGATGCCCCACCGCTTCGCGACCCACGCGTGACCAACGCCGCCCGGGTTCGTGGCGCCGCGCATGCGCAGAGGCACGCGGTCAAGCGGGCCGCCCTTCGTGCGCCGGATGCGGCTCAAGAGGTAGGCGTACGCGACCTCCGAGAACTGTGTGAGTTCGTCGAAGCACACGCACTGGAACTCCGCGCCCTGGTAGCGGTAGCGGTCCGAGTCGGTCTCAAGGTAGCCGAACGTGAGCGTCGCGCCCGACGGGAAGCGCCACGTCTTCTCGCGGTCGTTCCATGTTGCTGCGGTTGGCCGAAGCCACTCGGCAGCACGGTCCATGATCGCGCCCGGAAGCGACAGGTCCGCGTACGTCTTGCGCAGAATCAACGCGCTGTACCCGGGCACGTCGACCGGCCCGAGCGCGGTCATCAGCAGCGCATCGCTCTTGCCGCCGCCTGCTGCGCCGCCGAACAGCGCCTCAAGCACGTCGACATCGAGGAACGCCGCTTGGCGCTCCGTGGGCGTGTGTGGGCACCACCGCTGCGCACGCTCCTCGGCTAGAATGCGCTCGGCCGCGTCCACGAGGGCCATCGCCTCGCCGAGCAGGTCGAGCGCGGAGGTCATTCCGCACCGGGTCCGTAGAGCAGACGACGCGCGCGATCCTTGCCGCCGAGCGCATCCACAAAGCCGCGCGCCGCCTCGTTGAATCGCTTCATCAGGCCCCTGGGCGGTGGCACGACCAGGTACGACCGCGGCCCCTTCGCGCGCTCGTTGCGCAGCACCACGAAGCGCTTTCCGGCGCGCTCGTACGTCAGCTCTTCGACGCCGTCGTCATCGCGCTCGTAAGCCACGAGCTCCCAGCCGTCGACGCCGTGTGTGGGCATGCGCTCCATCACGCCACCTCAGCCGCAAGCACCGACGTCGTGGGCACGAACAGCTTCGTGGTCGTGGTCGTCACGCCGAAGCCCTGCACCCCCTCCACGTTCGCCCAGTCCAGCGCCGTCACGCCGGCCTGTCCGACCTGGAAGACGTTGCGCGTCCCACCGCCACCGCCGACGCCCATGAGCGGCCGCACGAGGACGATGCGCTTGATGCGCGGGGGCCCGCCGCCGGGCGCGTCAGTCACGTCAAGCGTGTAGCCCGTCTCCTCGGC